TTTTTACAGCACCCATTATCAATTGAAGATTTCCAACTTCAATATCTGCATAACCCCGTTCAAGTAAAGTATCAGTACCCTCTCTCTGGATAAACCAGTCGTCAGGATACTGTTCGAGTTGCTCAATTACTTTCCTTACATTTATTCCTCTCTTTACCAGTTCTATACAATCCATCATGAACCATAACTAAACTCTTTCTGGGCACACTCATCTAATGCTTGAAGAACCTCTGGGGTGAAATATTTTTTAGGATCTTCATAAACATTTTTCGGATAAACTTTTGCCTCTCCAATCTCATATCGGTTTCCAACTTTTTTAAATACTTCGTATTTTTCTCCAAGTGAGAGTAATCCGTAATAGGGGTCCAGCCCTCGTTCATCGTAGTATAGGCGGATTTCCACCTCCTTATTTTCTTTACTTAGACGTGATTTATGCGTCTTTGCTTTGATAATGTTTCCGACGACTTCTTTTCCATCCTTCTCTTTTTTGCGGCTGAGATAAATGATTGTACTCGCTGCATACTTGAGTCCCGAACCGCCTCCCATTTCCTTTGTAGGGATGTAAGAACCAATGACGTCATAGGTGTGATTTGTTACTATTAGTGGAATGTTAGCTTGTCCCAACTTCAAAGTCAACATTCTAAACGCACCCTTAACCAACTGTGATTTGGTCATATCCCGAACTTGTTTGTCGTTCAGTGCATCCGTGATTTCTTTTTCTGTGGAAAGCATTCCCAGAGAGTCTAACACAAACATACAAGGTTTGCGATCTTCTATGGGCATTTGTAGATATTTATCAACTGCCTTAAGTGCCTTGGTACGGAATTCCTCAATGGTTACTACATTAATAACCACCAATCGTTTCATATCAATACCACGACTTACTAAAAGTGATTTAGATATAGCACTCTCAGTATCAAAGTAGAGACAATAAGCGGAGGGGTTAGTATCCAAAAAGTTCTTAACAACGGCGAGAGAGAAAAAAGTTTTACCTGTACTCGATTCTCCAGCAATAGCAGTAATTCTCTTGCTAGATACGCCACCAAAGATAGAACCTGATACGAGTCCGTTAAAAACCATCGAACCCGTATCAATATAGGATTCACTCTCTGATATATCTTCTGCGAGAGTAATGAATTCATCCCCAATCTCCTTTACAATATCTTTCAAAAAATCCATTAAATAACCATCCCCTTTTCTTCACGTAAAATCTTCTTATAAGATCCATCAGGATTTGCCTCCCTAACTTCTTTAACCTCTTTCAATAGATGATATAATCTAGCATCTCCTCCCAAAGCAAGAGCATTAACTATTGTCGCTAAATCTTTATCGTTGATAGGAAGTTCCATTTAAGTAAAAAAGGATTCTAGGTTTACAGTTTTTTCTACATTCCAACCAATCGCATCTAAAATAATTTTAAGTGGTTCTAAGAAGGCTTTGTTAAATTGTAGGTCATAATCAATATACTTGTCAAGACCTATCTCATGCGGAAAATCCTGAATGAAAGAAATAATATTCTCATGAATAATATTTGGTTTCTTCAGGTAACAAAATTTGATCTTTTCGCCATTCTGAATGAGGGAATACTTATTATCTAACTTATGTTGTTTAACATAATGATTATACAATAAGGCACCACGTATATGTATAGGAGTTCCTTTCGAGTATATTGTAGAATGTGCCTTATACTTAACAACATCTGATGCAGAACGAGGGAATGCTATATCCTCTGGTGGGAGTTTTCTAAACTCCTTACGTGAATTTTCAATAAACTCCTGCACCTCATCTTCAGTACCGTTCATCATTATCTTTAAAGCATCCTTAATCATTGTACGACAAGGTGCTGGTGTTGAGGACTTTACTGCCTCAATACCCATCATCTTTAACTTAGGTTCTTCATATCGAACACCCTCACTATCCCATACATTTAAAATATATCTTTTCTTCGCAGTCCATATACCTCTATCAGCAATGTTCTCTCTCTTCATGAACATTTTTTGGTCGTATGCATTGACGAACCTGGCCAACTCTTCGTAAGAATTAGAAATATATTTCTCAAATTCCATGTCACACACCTTATCAAGGAAAGACACGACATCCTCAGTAGTTTTCTCTCGCCCCTTGAATACAGCGTCAACAAAAGGACCCAAATCAAGGTAAATGGAATCAGTATCTGAAGCAATAACATAATCAATGTCCTCCGTTTTCAATATCTTATTAAGGTGTTGGTTCATCTTATTCTCTATCCATCGAATAGAGACTTGTCCTGAAAGGGTGATTGCCTCTGCATTTGCCAACTTGTAGTACCGAAAGTACTGATTACCGATAGCACCATAAGCAGAATTAAGAGATATCTTTTTCGCCATTTGAATGTTATTACATCTGGCAATCTCTTTAGTAAGGGCAACAGAAGGTTTCTTTTCATATGCTTTCTTTGCCTCAATCATTTTCTTTTTGAAGACAACACGGTCTCCATACATTTTATCCATCAACTCTGGCAGGAATCCACGCACATCCTTCCTGTACTGTGCTCCATTGGCACAAGTAGCATATTCCCCATCAATTTCTACTTCTTGGTTTAAAAACCTTTCAACGCTCGCGCTGGGATGTCTAGCCTCGACGAGGGTTTCTGGACTGATATTGTACTGCATAATAAGGTGAGGATAGAGGCTATTAAGATCAAAACTAACCACCCAATCATACTTTCCAGGTTTCGGTTCCTTGACGTATGCTCCTGCGTATTTTTCATTTTTTTGTGAACGGTTTTTTGGAGGAATAACAATGTTTCTTTTCTTTAAATAATTATAAATTATCGTATCCCACATACGAACCTGATAGAAGACATCATTATAATTAACTTTAGCATCATATGCCATTGTTAATGCTAATTCAATCAACTTCATCTTGTCTTCCAAACGGTCAACAAGTTCCACGTCCACTATATTATACTCAATGAACTTTTGCCAACCCTTTGTGTAGAAATCCTTAAAAGTATCAAACTCACTGTGGTCAAGTTTCTTCTGACCGAGTTCAACACTAGCAATATAATCTAATCGATACGACTCCTGTGCCTTATATGTAAACTTCTTATAAAGATCTAGATAATCTAATTGAGTTACACCACCAACATCAAATACTGTATGGGGTCTACCGTTAATATAAATCTCACTCTGACTAACCAATCCCCAAGGGGACAATCTCTTCATTAATTTCTCACCAAGTCTACGCTCAAGACGCTTGGCAATATATGGTATATCATATAATTGGATGTTCCATCCAGTAATTACATCTGGAACATCCTCCATCCAATAATTAATAAAATTACTTAATAGATCATACTCCGTGGGACAATGATGATAGGTTACATCATCCCTATTATTCTCAAAGGGTTTACTTCCCCAAGTAACGATCTGCTTTGTCGTATAATCTTGGATGGTAATAGCGAGAATCTCTTCACTGCACGATTCAACATCAGGAAATCCTTCCTCAGACGCAACTTCAATATCCAGAGTAACAAGTTTAATCTGACTGATGTCAAACTTGATCTCATCCTCAGGATACTTTTCTGAAATATATTGGTATATGTACCTGTCGTTCCCATATATCTCAAATCCCTCAATATCTTCGTACTTCTTATAGAAGTCACGACAATCTCTGACCGTTCCTGGATTAATAGCTTCAACATAATCTCCACTTAACGTTTTATATTTAGCCTTTTTTTTAGATTTGACAAATAACGTTGGGAAAAACTCATCTCTATGCTCATATCTATTCCCATCTTCAACACCACGAACAAGAAACTGATTTCCAATTAATTGAACATTAGTATAAAATCTCATTCTGTCAAATCTCTACAAGGTTCATCTGTTGGAATCCAATTAGCACTTTCACATCCATGCTTTGCCCACAAAGATGGATAATCTTTCTTAATTGCCTCTTGGGACATTCTATTAAGCTCAGTATAGTCCGGGCCATACCCTTTCCACGGATCTATATCCATAGATGCCAGTGATGCTAATAAGAAAATCATTCTTTAGTTAAATCTAAGTACTTTTCAAGTAAGGTGGGTGTTGGTTCTGCCAACGTAACTATTTTATCAGATCCCATCATAAAACTGGTGTCTCTTGTAACATCATTTAAAAAAGGTTCCAAAATCGTTTGACCAGTTTCTGTGTTAATGATAAAAGGACTTACCAACTTACAATCAGGTTGACCAATATCAACAGCCGCAACTTCTTCAATCTGACTTATCAGCAACTGGTTGTTCATCAGTGCTAACACTTTTACTATCTTTTCCATTTTTTACAATGTCTTCAAGGTACATTTCTTCTAATTTAGTGACGGGTTCTACCATCGTAATCATCCAATCCGCAGGAATAGGAATTCTATCATCCTTAGAAAGAGGCATCCACGGAAAAAGTGATACATTATATCCTTGCTTATATTCACTTCCTTCATTACCAAGATCAGTTACATCCCTGAGTTTAATAACACAAGGTTTTCCAAGGTAATATCCAATCACTCTAGGAGGATTCTCTTTAGAATCAAGTTCTCCTATAGTCATCTCAGTAACATCAGCAATGATGTCTTCTCCTGACTTTAACAAAACTAATTTAATAGTCATAATATCTATTTACCTCCTGGTAGTATAGCAAAGAAAAAGCACCCTGTCAAAAGGGTGCTGATCCATCTCGAACTTATCTATATTTAGAGATAGTCCTTACGAGCATGATGCTCTGGAACTACCTTACCAAGTTCGACTGTGAGTAAACCATCAGAGAACTTAACTTCTCTTACTTCAGTATCATCAGGAATTGCCCAAGATCTGGTGAAGGATCTCCGTGCTAGTCCTCTATGTAAAAATGTAGCTTCTTCTTTCTCATCCACATTTGCCTCAATAGTAAGTTTACCATATTCAGTGTAAACTTTAACTTCTTTTTTCTTGAATCCGGCAAGTGCTACTTCCAATCTGGATTGGGTGTTACTTACCTGTACTAAATTGTAAGGTGGATAATTTGTTGTTGTCTCATTGAAAAAACGATCAAAATAATCGTCCATGAATATGCCGTTCGTTCTAATCTTCTCCATCAATGCTGGAAGATTTTCGGCATGATACCTTGCTAGTGCAGTCATTTTACTACCTCCTTGTTAAGCGAGTTTGTGTTGTGATGTCCCTTTCGGCGACACTATTATTTAATCACAAATGCTTAAAACAGTCAGTCGTAAATACCCAATAATTGAGTTCGGGTGTCCTCCCAATCTTTAACATGGTGTGGATAACCGCCCATCTCTTTTACTGCTTCCCCTAAAGAATGATCATTACCACCTCTCTCCATTCTATCTCCAAAGAAATGTATCTCATCATCCTTAGAAAAATCTCTAAGTATTTGACTCTTATCAGAACCTTGAGGTCCAATATCAACACCAGTCTGACCACCTAATGCAACAGTTATATCTGGAAATTGATATCTTAATCTATGGGCTATAAACAATCTTTCTGTATGAATCTTATCCCATTTAATATACTCATCCCTACCCTTAAAAGGATCAGGATCTCTACCCAATATACTAAAATTAACTCCACCTGGTCTCTTCTCAATATGGTTCCCATTACGAATAGGAAACTGACTGAAATCTAATTCATCCTGTAAGAATCTTTCTACCTTTTCAGGCAACTCCCAATCAGCCCTATAGACATTCTCATCCCCTTCATACGCATCACTACCAGAGCAATTATAAACTCTCTTGCAGCTATTGTATATTTCAGTTGTAACCTGTTC